ATTTACGTTACCGGTAGCGCCGGTATCGTTATCGCCGTTGATAATCATATTTTCTAATGAATTTACGGCGCACTCTGTAGCTTTTTTAACGACGTAATCGAAAATTCCCTTATCTGTAGAATTAGCGATCATTTCGTCGGTGATACCGAACTGTCGGATAAGCGCAGTAGGCGCGATAGTAGATTTCGCGTCTGTCATTTGCTGATTACTGAAGGCCGGACGCGCTGAATCGGTCCACGAAGTTTTCGCCTTCATTTTATAGTTCGTAATATCGTAAGGAACAGGGTAGCTATCCGGAAGATTGCTACCTTCGAATCCTTCGCTTAACTGATTTAAAAGCTGTCCGCGTTTAGCAGACATATCTTTAATCTGATTAGTCATACCATAGGCGTCATACCAGTTTGAATTCTGCGTAACGTCTACGTTTTCGTTGGCCTTCTGTTCGATCTTAGCGTATTCCGGATCTTTATGGCCTAAGCCTTGCGCGAATTTAATCATATCTTCGACGCTTCGGCATTGTTTTACGTCTGTAATCATATTTGTTTTTTTCTTAAGAAGTATTAATTGACGGACTTTATCATATTATCTATAAAGCCCTTCTTGTCGTCGTCTTCTTTTTCTGCGTTTTCTTCTTCGCCTTCTGTTACGGTAGAAGACATTTTAGTATGTTCCGTAACTTTACGCGCTTGCTTTACAGGAGTTTTAGCTAGCTTTTTTTCAAGCTCTGCTTTTTCCGCCGACAGTTTATTAATAGTCTTTACTGCCAGTTTCATTTCCGGCTGTAAGGACTTTTCTTCGTCGGCTTCTTCGCCTTCGGCTTCGGTTTTTTCACCTTCGCCTTCTGGCTTTTCTTCTTCGTCGCCTTCGGATTTTTCACCTTCGGCGTCGTCGGAATTTTCTTCTTCTTCGCCTTCACCTTCGGCTTCTTCTTCCTTTTCGCCCTCGCCCTCGCCCTCTGCTTCTTCCTCTTTTTCTTCTTCGTTAACTTCTTCCGCTTCTTCGCCTTCCGGCTTTTCTTCGGAAGCGTTTTCTTCCGTACCTTCTTCGGCCGGAGTTTCGTTTTCCGGCGCTTCGCCTTCTTCGGCCGGAGTTACATTTTCTTCTTCTTTAGTTTCTGTATCTAATAGGTTTTTCTTTTTCATATCTTTATGATTTAAAGAATTAAAATAATTAGCCAATGATTTTTCTATTGTAAATAGCGCGTCCGGATTGGCCGGAACGGACACTACAGATATTTCTACTAAATCGACTTCGGTTATAATCCTTTTTATTCCGTCTTCCCACCAGATACGGCGTCTGTCTTCTTCCTTTTTAGGATCTAATACGTTACCGTCTTTATCGCGGTATTCTATTTTTTTAGGAATAAAGCCGATAGAAAATCCTTTAAGGATATCGTTTTCGATAAGTTCGTTAACGTCTTCCTGTGGATCTTTAATAATGCTTTCGATATACAGGCCCTTTTCGTCGATACTAAGCCATACGGCCTTACCTATAGGCCGGCTGTGATTATGGCCGAAAAGGATTATCGGATTCTTACGGTATTCGTTCTGTATCGTTTTTGTAAAGGCGTCCGGATTTACGATATCTTCGTACCGGTCCTTCGTCTTAGTGGAAGCGTAACCGGATATTACGGTATTGCCTACTTCCAACGCTTCGCGCGCTACAGGCGAAATAGCCCGCTCTTTCGATAAGGTCTTAAAATGCGTCTGAAAGTATTGTATAGATTTATTTGTATCGTTTATTTTTCTTTTCATATCTTTAGTTTTATTTTGTAATTCTTGCTTCGTGTAGGCAATAGCACCTACAGCGCGGGTGATTTATTCGCGGGGCGATTAGGTCGCCGGACGGAAAAGGTTCTTCTACGCCGATCCAATCGTCGTTACTAAATCCGTTATACTGATTATTTTCACATTCCGGCGTTACGTCGTTATCTTCTGAAGTCTGCCAATATTTAACGGATTCTACGCCTTCTAATTCGTTAGCGTCTAACATAGGCGCTATGTTTCCTACTTCGTAAGCGGACCGCGTTTCGTTTACTGATATCATAAGCGCGCGGGTAGGCGATACAGCGAAGTTATCGCTTATTATCTTCGCGGTATCTGTGTAGGATTGTCCGGTCTTTACTGCTTCTACCAGAATCGGCTTTATTTTCTTTTTAGTAGTTTCCGGTAGTTTAGCTAGTATTAACGGTCTGGCCCTCTTTAAATAGTCTACTGCTAAATCGTGATCTAAGTCGAAGCTGATTCCTAAACTGCCTAATTTATTCTTATTTATCTGATAATCAGCGCCCATTTTCATAGTTTCGCCGGAATCTTCTAGTATGAATTCTATCATATTATCGAAATCCAGTTTTTTAAACAGCGCGTCTATTTCTTCTTCGGCTGATTTAATGTAGAAGGCTTTATACTTTTCAAAGATCAGAGGGCTTTTTTTACTTTTAGCTAATATCTTCTTAGCCGTTTTCAGAATTTCCTTTTTATGTTTTTCGAATTCCGCCTGTATTTTTTTCTGAAGTCGGCGTTCTTTACGTCGTAATTTACGGCGATTCGGCCGTCGGCTTCTCTTGATTTCAAAGAGGTGGTCGAATAGTTTCGAAGCATAGTCCATAGTTATTTATTAATGGCTTCTATATCCTTAACAGCTTGCGCGAATTCTTCGTCTAAGTCGTCTAACAGCATACCATTAAACATTAATTCGTCTGCCATTTCGTTTTCGTGCTTATCTAATCCGCGCTTCTGGCGCGCTTCGTTAGCGGTAAGGATTCCGGCCTGTACGTCGGCCCGCGTAGAATCCGCTATCTTATAATCGTTTTCGTAATTGCTTTCGATAATCTGGAAGCTGATCTGTACGGCGTCGCCGAACAGTTCCGGAAGGACGCGCTGATTAATTATTTCTTCTAAGTACAGTTCGTAGGGCCGGATCGTTTCGTTATAGAACATTGAATAGATAACGTCCGCGTTTCCGCGCTGTACCTTTTCCGTATATCCTAAAATGAATTTATCTACGCCGAAGGCTACTACTACTTTAGAGGTAGTAAACTTCCGCGTTTCGATATACTGCATTTCCTTCTGCGAAGGTACTATCGTCTTAATATCTTTAACGTGCGGTATTACTCCGGACTTAAACGCGTTCTTAGAACCTTTAAACTGTAGATCGATTTCCTTTTTAAGCTCCTTATAATTATCTTCGCTTATATCTTCTTCGATAATAAATAAATGCGAAGGTACGGCGTTATTTTCGTAGAAATACCAGTTCATCATAGACGCCGACATTTCGGCGCGGGCTTCGTAAACGATAGATTCTATAGGCGAAACGCCTAAAAGCGCGTTCGCTGTCGAATAATCCATTACTGAATGAATTACTTCTTCCTTTTCGAATTCTATCGGATCGTAACCGAACGTTCGCTGTACATATTTTTTAATATTTCCGAATTCGTCCGCTACTACAGCCATAGTTCGCGGATCTGCTACGCCTAATCCTAAAGCCTGTCCGCCGGAGTTTTTAAGAAAATTAAAATAAGAGTTACCGGCTACTTCGATATCCCTTACCCACAAGTCCTTAAGCGTAGTAAATGTATAACCGTCTTCTAAATTCCTTCCTTCTAAGAACTCCGTAGCTTCCTTAGCTTGCGCTTCGTTTACTGCTTTTTCCGGATCGTCCTTATTTACGAACTGATATCCGGCCTTCATAACCGCGTTCTGTTTTTTTCTGATCGCCTGTTTTACGTCTACGACGTTATTATAAATAGTGTACAGCGTGTCGAAGCTTATCCTTAAAGACGTATAGGGCAAATTCGAAAAGGTATTCTGCCAACCGCCGTATAAACGCGTCCGGCGTAGCGATTCTACTTCCTTCCTTCCGAAGTATAAAGTCTTATTCGTAAAGGGTATTTTAATCTTCAAAACATTTTGTTTTAGTTATTAAAAACAACGTCTAAAGACGTCGTTCTGTAAGCACATTATTTAAACGCTTCGTTGGCCATATCAAACGTTCTTAATATTACCGTTTGCAACCGGTACTTTACTTTAAAATAGCACCGCGTTATTTTTTTTGTCAAACTTTTTTATTTTTTAACGCTAAAAAAACTCCACACAAACAAGGAGTTTTTTTAGTCTAAGAACCTTATACGGATCAGTTCTTTAACAACTTATTTTTA